GATGAATTCATTTGCTCTAAAAATTCATTCAGTTCTTTTTTAGTCACATCAGCAGTAGACCAAACTTCATCCTCAGTATAGATTTTATCAATACAAGAAGCAATCAATTCAAATGATTGATCCATTGCATTTGTATTTGAAAAATCAAAATTAGTTTTAATAAACTGCTCAAGTGATGGATACTTCATTTCCATCATAATGCTTTTATCTACACGAATTTTATTTGTGTGATCTTCATTCTTTTGGACTTTAATATCATCCAAATTAAGAGTTACTGTAGTTGTAGTTTCTTCATCATCAGGGCAGATTATATTAACCTCTATTTCCTCTCCAACAGATTTGCCACGAATATTAAGAAACAAATATTCAATATCAAATGTTGGAAGTGTTTCTACTTTTACACCCTTTGATAAAATACAATTTTTAATTACTGTCTTAATTGCATTTGTGATTTGCTTTGTGTCTTCACTTTCTAAAGCAATCACTAATACTTTTTCTTCTTTAACTAAAAACGGTCTGTATTGAATTGTCTCTCCTGTTGATGGCAATTCAACTTCATAAGTTGGTGTACTAATCTTTGGTAAAGGCATAATGACCTATAGAATTTCAGTATGATTATTTAGTTGTAATCTCTGTAATCACTAGTCTCTGGAGTAATATTGACAGAATTGCCGGATGCAAATGCAGCAGCATAGTTAACTCCACCAGTTACATTATATCTTGCATAGTCTATTCCAAGATTAAGATTTGGATTATAAGAAGCTGCATTAATTGCTGCGGCTTGTTCCGGAGTTATGTTATTAAATAGATTTTCCTGCGACTCTGTATTAAATTCTCCACTGACAAGATATCTAGTATAAGTAAAAGAAACTGTACATTTTAACAAAGAAGAGGAATCATAAGATACGGGCATTGATTGTATATTAATTGGATATGCCTGAAAAAATCTATAACGAATATATCTTCCATTATAATCTCTTTCAAATTTATTCAAATAAACTTCTGTTCTGTATCCACTTCCAGATTGATTGGATCTTCTAGCTCTTCCAGTACCATTTGGATATCTCACCTTATAAGAATAATTTGGTAGTTCTATTGCATTATTTTTTACTCCATTTTCATCAGTATATTGCTCATTTACAATATACCCAATCCAATTTTCAAAGAATTTAATTATATTATAATCGTGATCAACATAAAAAGTAAAATCAACTCGGTCATCATAAATCCTACGATATGCGTGCTTCTCAGTTACACCAGTAAAATCATTATTAATATCCAAAGTTGCTAAAGAAGAACCGGGCAAAGAAGTTTCACAACAAAGCAAAGAATAAATCTCTGCATAATTATTATCATAAGCAACTCCAATACCAGCTTCTTGTCTTTGCTTCAACCAATTTTGAACATCAACTGGAGGATTAAACCAACATTGAAAATGAGAAGTTAGTGCAGGTCTTAATATTTTTGATTTTATATCAAATACACTTTTCTTTGATGGAGACGGAGATGCCATCTATAAATACTTTTTAACTGGTATATATTATGTATTAAGGAAAATGGCAGAAAGTATTAAGAGTAAATACAAACCATCTTATCCACAAAAATACAAAGGTGACCCAAATAATATTATTTGTAGAAGTAGTTGGGAAAGACGTTTCTGTAGTTGGTGTGATTTAAATGAAAATATTTTAGAATGGGGCAGTGAAGAATTTTACATTCCATATCGTTCTCCAGTAGATAATAGAGTTCACAGATACTTTCCAGATTTTATTATTAAAGTAAAAGAACAATCTGGAAAAGTTAAAACTTATGTAATTGAAGTAAAACCCAAAAAACAAACTGTTCCTCCACAAAAAAAGAGTAGAGTCACTAAATCATATCTTTATGAATGTACGACTTATGCAGTGAATCAAGCAAAGTGGAAAGCTGCAGAAGAGTTTTGTAAGGACAGATTATTGGAGTTTAAAGTAATCACAGAAGAAGATTTGGGTATCAAGTAATGGCAGAAGGTTTCGGTCAATATATTGCAGGATCAACGGCAAGAGTTAGAAAACTCAAACAAGAAGTTGGAAGGATGAGTGTAAAAGATCCAGAAGACATTATGGTTTTGATTATGGATATCTTTAAAGAAAAAACTTGGATACCAGAACCAGGAAAGTTTTATACGTTCGTTTATAATCCTAAGACTCCAAATATTGAATATGATCAGCACCCGTTAATTGCTTGTACAGAAGTTCAACGGTGGGGATTTAAAGCAATTAATTTTCACTGGAGAGAATCAAGAAATTATACTTGGGAAGAAATAGCAGGACAACTTCACGTCATTAAGTATGAAGAACTTGATGAACTTCTTTCTATACCTTATGCAAAATTCCTTCTAAATAAATAAAAACTCCTTATAAATGTCTCATACTCTACAAAAAATTGAGATCATTAATCCTCTTGTAAACGGGGAGGGAGTTTGATGGCAACTTATGGTAGCAGGGACAGAAATCTATTTCGAGTTCCAGAAACTTATAAATTAAATGGAGTTGACACTCCAACCAATATTGATAGTACAAAAAAATACTATACTTTGGTAGATTCTCAATCGGGAGAAATTACAATTAAAGAATACAACGGTGTTTCTTCATCAGTGCTCGTATTGGGAACTGTCGGTCAAGATAGAACTGTTGGTACGATTCCAAAAGATGGTGTTTTTCAACCAAATCCTAATTCACAAAACAATGCAGCAGAAAACAAATATTTTTCAAGCGCAGTAGGACAAAAATCAGTAAAAAATTATGGAGTTATTACAGCACAAAATGGTGGAGAAAAAAATGCGCAACAACTAATATTTCCAAATAGTGCAGCAACAACAACACCAAAAGCAAAATCAGGAGCAGGAGACCAACAAGGTGCTCTAACAGAAAATGAAGCAAATTACATAAAAAGTGGTAAAGATAAAATTGCGTCTAGAGAAGACTATGGTAACACACCTATTGTTTATCCAGAAGGTTTAAAATTAAATTATCAAGATTGTATTAAATTTTCAATCGTAAAATATAAACAAACAGGTCTTAAAGGATTTGGAGAAGGAGATAGAAATTTAAGAAGAGTAGTTGTTGAAGGAGGAATACCAAAATCTGCAGATAAAAAAAGAACAATATTAGGTACAATAGTTCTTCCAATACCAGGTGGGATTCAAGATTCAAATAGAGTTGTATGGTCTGGGTCAGAACCTTTATATGATCCCCAAGGTGCAGCAGGAAAATTAGTTCAAACAGCTCTTCAAGGAGGAGATGTTACAAAAAAAGCAGAGGAGCAATTTAATAGGGCTAATATTTCCGATTTAAGAAAAGCAATAATCACCAAAACAATAGAAGGTGCTATTAATTCTGGTGGTCTTATGCAAAGAGAATTTGGTGCAATAATCAATCCAAACTTAGAATTGCTTTTTAATTCTCCAGATCTTCGTCAGTTTTCTTTTAGTTTTAAATTATCACCACGTTCAAAATCTGAAGCAGAAATAGTTAGAAAAATTATTAGAACATTTAAACAAGCAATGTCAGTAAAAAGATCTGCTTCTTCATTTTTATTACAAACACCACACACTTTTGCAATTTCTTATATTTTTAAGAACGAAAATCACCCATACTTAAATAAATTTAAAGAGTGTGCATTAACAAGTTGTAATGTAAATTACACTCCAGAAGCAACATATATGTCTTTTGAAGATGGAGCAATGGTTTCATATCAAGTTGATTTGACTTTCCAAGAACTTGAACCAATTTATGATGATGATTATACAGAAATTGATAGAGATAAAGACGATTACATAGGTTACTAAAATGCCAAGTTACTTCCGCCAAGTTCCAAACTTTGAATACGTTAGCAGACTTCCAGATGCTAAAATTGGAGATTATGCTCCTCTTAAAAATCTATTCAAGAAAGGAAAATTAAGAGAAGACATTTTTCAAAACTTAGCATTCTTCACTAAGTATCAAATAAAAGGCAATGATCGTCCAGATAATGTTGCTTATGAAGTTTATCAAGATTCCAGTTTAGACTGGGTGATTCTTTTATGCAACAATATTGTGAATATTCAAACAGAATGGCCATTACCCCAACAACAATTTGATGATTTGATGTTATCCAAATACGGAGATTATGAAACTTTATACGGAGGGATTCATCATTACGAAACAACAGAAATTAAAAATA